CTGAAGCAACTATACCAGAGGAGTGGTTAGATGGGTGACATATCAGATGGATGGGAAGAACAAGCTTTGAAATCTCTTGCTAGAGTTGAGAAGATTGATAAGAAAGTTGAGAAGGGTCAACAATTAACTAAGAAAGAGTTTCTTGTTTACTATGGATATGAACCTTACTTTGGAGTATGGGATACACCAACGGTAGTAGACCATCTAGAACAACATTGGAGTAAAACCGATATCATTCATTATTTATTAAAAGAGTGTATACCTAAAAGGCGAGGTATATTGATTAATAAAGTTCATAATGAGAAGAGAAGGCTAAAACATGAGTATCATTGATGTAAAAGAAGAACTCATTACTGACATTGATATGAACGCTGAGTTTACTAAGAATGGATTAAGCGTATCTATCTACCTTGATGATGTAGAGTTCAAGAAGAAAGTACCCTATGATGTGATGGCTTACATCATGTTAGAGGATACTGAAAAGTATGATGATCAGTTTCTTACATACTTTGTACAGCAACTTAGAATGATGGCAGATGTCATCGAGGAAGGCATTGATGGAAGAGAGTAGTGAGTTCATAAGACATACGTCTTGTTCTCACTGTGGCAGTAGTGATGCTAACTCATTATATAGTGATGGTTCTCACTACTGCTTCTCTTGCGAAACCTATACCCATCCAGACAATCAGGAACAAGTGATAGCAGAAATGGAAGTACATGATACAGCCATGCTACCAGTTGAGTTCAAAGAACTGAAGAAGCGCAAGCTTTCTAAAAAGACCTGTGAGTTCTGGGGGTATGGGGTAGCAGAGTACAGAGGACAGACAGTACAAGTAGCTAACTACCGTGACGCAACTGGTAAGCTACAGGGACAGAAGATACGTTTCCCCAACAAAGACTTCCTTGCTACTGGTAACATGAAGAAGGTGGGGCTATTTGGCGAACACCTCTGGCGTGACAGTGGTAAGTTTGTTACCATCACAGAGGGTGAGCTAGATGCTATGTCTCTGTCACAGGTACTAGATAACAAGTGGCCTGTGGTATCGTTACCATCTGGTGTAGCTTCTGCAAAGAAGGCATTGGGTAGGTCAATAGAATGGCTGGACAGGTTTGAGTCCATCATTCTTATGTTTGACAATGACGAGAAGGGACAACAGGCAGCAATGGAATGTGCCTCTGTGTTACCACCTAACAAGGTAAAGATAGCAAAGCTACCACTAAAGGACGCTAGTGATATGCTAGTAGCTGGACGTACAAGCGAGTTACTTGATGCCATGTGGGGTGCTAAGACATACCGTCCTGATGGTATCATTGCTGGTACTGACATATGGGATTTGATTATTACTGAGGATGACAAGTTCAGTATACCCTACCCATACTCAGGACTACAGGAAAAGACAGGGGGCTGTAGGCGTGGTGAGATTGTAACGATTACTGCTGGTAGTGGTATTGGTAAGTCTCAGTTTGCTCGTGAGTTGGCACACAACATTGTCAAGTCAGGAGAGACCATAGGCTACATTGCTCTGGAAGAGAACGTAAAGCGTACTGGTTTAGGACTGATGTCTATTGAGATGAACCAGTTACTTCATCTAACACAGAAGGATGTACCAGAAGATGAGTTACGAAAAGCTTTTGACAACACTGTGGGATCAGGTAGAGTATTCCTATACGATCATTGGGGAAGCACTGACTCCGATAACCTCCTATCTAAGATTAGATACCTCGTTAGGGGATGCGATTGTAGATACATCATTCTCGATCATATCTCCATTGTCGTCTCAGGTCTTGAGGGTGGCGATGAACGTAGAATCATTGACAATACTATGACAAGACTACGTGCCTTGGTTGAGGAACTAGACTGTGGTCTAATCCTTGTGTCCCATCTCAAGCGTCCGTCTGGTGACAGAGGACATGAGGATGGCGCACAGACATCCATGGCACAGTTGCGTGGTAGTGCTGCCATTGGTCAGCTATCAGACATGGTGATAGGGCTGGAGAGAAACCAGCAGGATGATACACATCCAAACATTAGTCAGGTCAGGGTACTCAAGAATCGCTGGTCTGGTGAAACAGGATTATGTTGTTCACTAGAATACAACACTACAACAGGACGTATGATAGAAACAATCTTTGAAGAAGAAGATGAGGACGACATAGAGTTTTAACTAGCTACTGCGGAGACAGAGCATGAGATTAATATTTGACTTAGAAGCAGACAACTTGCTACCTGATGTCACTAGAGTATGGTGTATCATAGCAAGAGACGTAGACACTGGAGAGGTACACGGCTTTGACCCAGACAATATCAAGGATGGTGTAGAGTTTCTCAGTCGTGCTGATGTACTGATTGGTCATAACATTATTGACTATGACTTACGAGTACTAAAGAAGCTACACGGTTTTGAAACAGACGCAACACTGATTGATACTCTGGTATACTCTAGGACTATATGGCCTGATGTTAAAGAGGTTGACTTCAAGCTACACAAACAGGGACGCATTGATGCTAGGCTGATTGGTAGCCACAGTCTCAAGGCATGGGGCATAAGACTAGGAGAATTAAAAGGTGACTTCAATAGTGGTGTTGAGAGCTTTGCAGAATACACAACCGATATGTATGAGTACTGTGTACAGGATACCAAGGTTACGCAGAAACTCTATGAAAAGATTGTTGAGAAGAACTTCAGTCAGGATGCGCTTGATCTGGAAACGGAACTTCATACGATGCTTCTTGATCAGGAGGCACTAGGCTTTCCGTTCGATGTACAACAAGCACAGAAACTGTACACTAAACTAGCATCACGCAAGGCTGAACTAGAAGAACAGTTACAGACTACCTTTGACCCTACTATAGTAGAGTTAAAGACTAAGACAAAGGTCATCCCATTTAATCCTGCTTCTCGTAAGCAGATAGGTGAGAGGCTTATAGCTAGAGGTTGGACACCTGAAAGCTTTACTGATACAGGTGAACCAAAGGTAGATGAGACTGTGCTGTCTGGTATTGATATGCCAGAGGCTAGGATGCTGAGTGAGTACTTACTACTTAACAAACGCATTGGTCAGTTAGCCACAGGCAAACAGGCATGGCTGAAGATGGAACAGAAAGGACGACTACATGGTAGGGTTAATCACATGGGTGCTGCGACTTCTCGTTGCACACACTCCAAGCCTAACATGGCACAAGTCCCTAGTGTTGGGGCAGAGTACGGCACAGAATGTCGGTCACTCTTTCATGCTCCTAAAGGCTATAGTCTTCTTGGTGCTGATGCTTCTGGTCTTGAGTTGCGCTGTCTTGCTCATTACATGGCGGCTTACGACAATGGACATTATGCAGATGTGGTTTTGAATGGTGACATTCACACTACCAATCAGGAAGCAGCAGGATTACCAACAAGAAACAACGCCAAGACATTTATCTATGGCTTCTTGTATGGTGCTGGTGATGAGAAGATTGGTAAGATAATCAACAAGGGAGCAGGAGAAGGAAGGAAGATTAAGAACAAGTTCTTGAAAAAACTTCCTGCTCTGAAGTATCTTAGAGATGCTGTCTCCGAAGCTGCAAAGGAACGAGGATGGTTGAAGGGATTGGATGGACGTATCATCCCTATCCGACACAGCCATGCTGCACTGAACACTTTGCTACAGAGTGCTGGTGCTATAATCTGTAAGACATGGTACGTTTTTATTAATCGTGCCATCAAGAAATCAAACTTGGACGCACAGATTGTAGCGTTCATCCATGACGAAGTACAACTACTAGTAAAGGAAGGACAGGAAGATGCGACAGGGGAACTTATTCAACGAGCTATGCGAGATGTCGAACAACACTTCAGATTCAGATGCAGACTTGACAGTGAATACAAGTACGGAAGAAACTGGGCAGACACCCACTAATATCAACACAGTATTTGAAGATGGTGAGTGGTGGTATTATGGACAAGCTGATGGAAGACGAAGAGTAACAGCACACAATAAGAAGAATAAGAATAGAATGTTTGTTGCTGGTAAATATATTCCACAGTCCCATCCATTATGGAAAGCTGGTAGGTACAAGTCCTTTGATGAAGCTGCCTTTTCCAGTCTTGAGAACTACGAACGTAGTACTGAGGGACAGGTCTATATCATTACTAATTCAGCATGGCCTGAGTGGGTAAAGATTGGTATGGCTGTAGATGCAGAGGACAGATGTAATGGCTACCAGACAAGCAGTCCATTTCGTGACTACAAAGTAATGTATGCTGCCTCTACTAAAGACAGACGTAATGCTGAGGCTGCTGCACACAAGGCTGCTGAGAAGATAGCTGAACGTAGAGGTGAGTGGTTCAAGATGTCAGTAGCACAAGCTAAGGAGTGTATCCAACATGGACTTTGACTTCCTATTTAAACTAATACTAACCTGTAGCTTCTTTGCTATAACACTATGTCTGTGTATCAAGTGGTTAGTTGAGTCATACCTAGACTACATACAAGTCAAGATGGGTATTCAGGTAATGACGCACAGTAAACTAAGAGACCTTGAACACATGATAAGTAAGGAGAATGATGATGACCCTTTTGCTCATTGATGGAGACATCATAGCTTATAAGGCTGCTGCTTCTGCTGAGACCCCTATACACTGGGGTGATGGACTGTGGACTTTACACGCTTATGAAGATGATGTAGCTATTCGTATCAAAGATCAGATTGATAAGCTAGTAGATGAAGCACCTGTTCAAGACTGCATCGTTGCCCTGTCTGACAGGACAGAGAACTTTAGAAAGAAGTTAGCACCATACTATAAGGCTAACAGAACAAACGTGCGTAAGCCTATGCTACTTGGATATGCTGCAAGTTATATGCACGACAACTACAACACAGTTATTTACAGAGGACTAGAAGCAGATGACGTCTTGGGAATACTTGGCACTGCAAATAAAGACACTATTATATGGTCTGAAGACAAAGACCTACTTACTATACCAGCACTTCACTGGATTGATGGTGAAGTTGTGGAAATCGGAGAGCTTGAGGCAGACCATAACTTCTTTGTACAAACTCTTACTGGTGATGCTACTGACAATTACAAGGGTTGTCCTTCGGTTGGTGGAAAAACTGCTGAGAAAATCCTTGAATTTGGTGATGGATGGGGTGCAGTGGTTAGAGCATACCTTAGCAAAGGTCTCTCAGAAGAAGTAGCACTAGAACAGGCACGACTAGCTCGTATCCTACGCAATGGTGAGTATGACACAGACACAGGTGAGGTAAAACTATGGCAACCGAATATGTAAAACATGAAGACTACATGAAGCAGAAGATGGCAGAGTTTGAAAATCGTGCTAACATTATGTGTGAGAAGCTTGCTATCCTGAATGACCGCAAAGAACGTGACATGGTAAACAGTCCTGCTCACTACGCTGATGGTAACATTGAGACCATCGACTACATTGTAGATGTGTTAGGTGACTACGAGGCTATCAGCTACTGTCATGGCAATGTCATCAAGTACACAGGCTCACGCCTATGGAAGAAGGGTAAGCCTATTGAGGATGCTAAGAAGGCTGTGTGGTATCTTAACAAGATGATTGAACTGATGGAAAAAACAAAGGGAGTAAACTGGTAATGGCATATAGCAGACGGATGCCAATGAAGACAGGTGAGGAGTATGATGCCTTAACTAAAACCAAACGCTTCCTAAAGTGGAGGTGTGGAGAGCGTAAGCGCATCAAGCAAAGATACAATAGAAAAGAAAGACAGTGGCTAAAGAAGGAGAACAACCATGCTTGACTTTTATGAATATCAAATAAAGGCTAGACGTACTGCTATCTATCCTCCAAAGTATAGCATATCCTATCCTGCACTTGGACTAGCTGAAGAGACTGGTGAAGTAGTAGGTAAGATTAAGAAGATGATGCGTGACAACATTCCTCTGGAAGAACAGAAGGAAAAGATAAAGGCAGAGATGGGAGATGTTCTCTGGTATCTAGCAGCACTGGCGCATGACTGTGGGTTGTCACTACAAACAATCGCAGAAGAGAACATAAGAAAACTAAATAAACGTGCGCTTGAGAACAAGATACACGGAGAAGGAGACGATAGATAATGGATTCATACCAATCCTATATTCATGTAAGCCGCTATGCTAGGTGGCTAGAGGATAAAGAACGAAGAGAGACGTGGCCTGAAACAGTAGACCGATGGTGGAACTACATGACAGGTAAGTTTCCTGTACTGTCTGAGAGACCAGACGTTAAGGATGCTATACTAAACTTAGAGGTAGTACCATCCATGCGTACTATCATGACTGCTGGGGAGGCATTGGATAGAAATAATGTTGCTGCTTATAACTGTAGCTTTCTTGCTGTTGATGACCCTAAAGCATTTGACGAGGCGTTACTTGTCCTGATGTGTGGTACTGGTGTTGGCTTCTCTGTAGAGAGACAGTTTATCCAGAAGCTTCCTGAAGTACCAGCAGAACTCAATGACACTGATGAGGTTATTGTTGTTGGTGATAGTAAAGAGGGCTGGGCAAAAGCATTACGCCAGTTAATCTCACGCCTGTATGCTGGTGAGATACCATCATGGGACACATCAAAGGTTCGTCCTTCTGGTGCTAGGCTCAAGACATTTGGTGGACGTGCCTCTGGTGCAGAACCCCTTGAGAACTTGTTCAGGTTTACAATAGCCACCTTTAAGAAAGCCTCAGGTAGAAAACTAAATACCCTAGAGTGCCACGACATTATGTGTCAGGTAGCTGCTGCTGTTGTGGTTGGTGGGGTAAGACGGTCAGCTATGATCAGCCTATCCAACTTATCTGATGACCGTATGCGTCATGCTAAGATGGGTAACTGGTGGAACGATCAGGTCAACCGTAGCTATGCTAACAACTCCATTGCCTTCACAGAGAAGCCTGACATGGGTAGCTTCCTCCGTGAGTGGTCAGCACTGTATGAATCTAAGTCAGGTGAACGAGGTATATTTAACCGTGAAGCAGCCCAAGCTAAGGCAGAAAGTATTGGCAGAGAAAGCCGCAGCGATTTTGGAACAAACCCCTGTGGAGAAATCAGTCTCAGAAGTAAACAGTTCTGTAACCTCTCCGAAGTTGTCATCAGAGAAACCGATGGAGTCGGAGAGCTTGAGAAGAAAACCGAAATCGCAACGATCATTGGGACGATTCAATCAGCCCTTGTGGACTTCAAATATTTGTCACCAAAATGGAAGAAGAACTCCGAAGAAGAAAGGCTACTAGGCGTATCTCTTACTGGTATCTTTGACCATAAGATTATGTCTGGTCAGGGTGAGTACGAGAAGTCTGTACTTGCTGGTACACTAGGTAAGCTTCGTGATATTACTCGTAAGGTAAATCAAGAGTGGGCTAAGAAGCTAGGCATCAATCCTTCTAAGGCTATCACCACAGTTAAACCTTCTGGTACTGTGTCACAGCTAGTGAATAGTGGTAGTGGTATCCACCCACGCTATGCCAAGCACTACATCCGTAGAGTACGAGCAGATGTTAAAGACCCTCTAGCTACTTGGATGCAGGAGAAGGGTGTTCCATGTGAAGTAGATGTATACAATCCACAGAACCTAGTGTTTGAGTTTCCTATGGCTTCTGCTTCTAATAGTCTGACACGACATGACGTTGGGGCTATTGAACATCTTGAGCTATGGCTAACCTACCGTAACCACTGGACTGACCACAACCCATCCGTAACCATCTATGTAGGTGAGGATGAGTGGGCTGAAGTAGGTGCATGGGTATGGAAACACTGGGATGAAGTGTGCGGTGTATCCTTCCTACCTCGTGAGGATGATAACCATTCATATGCACAAGCACCATACGAAGAGATTACAGAGGATAAGTACAAGGAACTAAGTACTAAGATGCCTGTAATTGACTTCGCTGAATACGCTGAACTGCTTGATAACACAACAAGTTCTCAAGAATTAGCGTGTACTGCTGGTGTCTGTGAAATCTAAAGTTACTCTATTAGCGAAAGTTTGCATAAAATGAGAGTTCTAGGAAACGATTTTAACATAACAGATGGCTTATTAAGAAAGCTTTCTGAACTGTATCCAGATAAACTTCCGCTTAATCAAGTGTCCTCTGAGGAATTATCTTTCCTCAGGGGTCAGCAGTCTGTGATACAGAAGTTACGTGAATTACAAGACAGCGATTTTGAGGATAATTAAATGGGAAGTTTAATGGGAAGAACCCCTCGTCCAGCCCCACCACCAGCGAGACCAGTTACGGCTGTAACTAAAACTCCTGACATTGAGATGGACGATACGGAACTAACATCAGAACAATTAAAGAAAAAGAAGTCAGGTAAAAAAGGCCTGAAGATTCAACTACAGGACACAGCTACACAAACAGGTAGTACTGGTGCTGGAGTACAAGTACCTACAGGAGAGTAGTATGGGTGGTATAGGTAAAGCATTAGGGTTTAGTGGTAAAAAAGCAGCTACTAGATCAACATCTACTATGACTCCTTCTACTGCGGCTGCTAAATCTATAGATGAAGATGCTGACGCAGATTTAGCAACTACTTCTACTATGCTAGGTATCAAGAAAAAAGGTAAGAAAGCCCTTATCACACAACCAGCCGCAGCTAATGTTGGTGGTGATGGTGGTGTAGGGCTTAACATTCCAAAAGGATAATTAAATGGAACAAGGTGTAGGTGAAGT